TGATATCAACATAGATGATCACTTAGATATGGAAATTGGTGACAGTGTTATAGTAATCAAAAAAGATGGCACAGTTGGCAAAGTAATATTGCCAGAAATGTCGCCAGACACACAACAGACGGCAGGATATAAAAAAATGCTTGATGTACTTGATATGCTAAAGCCTGGCACAAAAGATGATTTTATAAAACACAATAGGAAAAAATTACACTAATGCCTGATGTAGATATAGATTTTGTTGACAGAGAAAAAGCGTTGAAGTTGTTTAAACATACTCCAGCGTCAATTATAAAAGAAGACAAAAACGAAAAACATAAAACTGGTGTTTATTTCCATAGTATACCAAAAGATCCTGTAACAGGACATGCAAGTATTGATTATAAAAAAGCAGAAGATAGAGGATATTTTAAAATTGATTGTTTAAATGTAAACATATACAAAAACATCAAAGACGAGCAAGAACTAGTTGAATTAATGATACAAGAGCCCAATTGGGAAATGTTGAAAGATAAAAAAATTGTTGACGAATTATTTCATTTAAATGGACACTTTAATATTGTATCAAAACTACAACCAAAAACAATAGAACAAATTGCGGCCGTACTTGCAATTATAAGACCGGCAAAAAGAAACCTAATGCATAAAAATTGGAATGAAATAATGCAAGAAGTTTGGGTTAAACCAACGGATGGAAGTTATTTCTTTAAAAAATCACATGCAGTTGCATATGCACAGGCTATTGTAGTTCAGATGAATTTAATTACAAAAGGTAAATATGCTTTTAGTGTACAACCGGAAAAAACATCTCACTAAAAAATACAAACTCCCAACAGTAGAATTGCCTGATGATTGGAACTATGGCGTTGAATTTGCCAGACAACTTGATCTAGTTAAAAAAACAAAAAAACCTTCCAAGTTAACAGTGTCGAAAGGATTTGAAATAAAATCATGGGTTCGCGAATGTTTACCCGAATGGCAAACTATTTGGAAAAAGAAAAATGTTGAAATAAAATGGCACGGTGGTTATCGTGCTTTTTTTTTGCGTTATATTAAATAGGTCTTCTTACTAATTGTATTGTTCTTCTTTTAACACGCTTTTTAGCAATGTCACTTAATCGCACACAAGGTCCATGCACAATTTGAATATCTTTGGTAGATAAAGAAATTAAGGTTGATTTGAAATAACTCCAATCACCTCTTAAAAATATATTAATTGGAATTTTCCTATTTGATTCCCACCACCAAGTTTCACCCAACTTAAGATATTTCATTTTGTCTTCTGGAAGCATTATTCGTCCATAGTCATAGAAACTAGTCACTTGGTTATCCTGGTTTGATATAATACCAACAAACTCAAGGTCTCCCTTTCGTATGAGTGATAAAAAAGGAAATTTCTTTCCAAGTGTTTCAAAAACTTCGTTCATGCTATTCAATAAATACTGTTAAATATGCTATATGCAAACAGTATCAAGGTATTTACTTACAAATTTGGTAATAGCCTATATAAATGGTTATCACGGGAGAAATTCTAAGGTGTACGACAGGAGATTAAAAATATTCAGAGGCGTTTCTAACCCTATCACATTCACATTCAAAAATGAAGATCAAAAGGCCCAGGACGTCACAAGCAAAACATTTGAATTTGCTCTCATAGACACAGACAGTAAAAAAGCAGTTTTGACCCGTACTTTAACAATTTTGGACGATGGATCAACATTTTCCACCAAAGGCACAGCATCAGTGTCAATCACGGACGGTGATATGCTATCTTTGGATGCTAAATTTTATGACTATTCTGTGAGAGAAATACTAACAGACGGATTAAGCACTTCATATCAAGTGACCTACGCAGATACAGGCTACAATTCAGCAGGATCAGTAGAATTGATCGACGGAGGTTTCCCATCGTTTGTGGCAAGCCAAACTGCAGAATCATTTACTGCTAATACCAGCAACAATCCCTATCCTTTAAAATATGTTTCCAACGAAACAATACAAGGGTATCCAGGACAAAACAACAATGACGCACTACATACAATTGCTGTCTATACCGCTGGTTTTTCAGGCACCTTAAAAGTTTTGGGCACAATGTCAACAACTCCTGCTTCAACAGATTTCTTTACCATAACAACAATCACTGACTTATCAAGCACAGGTGTAAAATACTACAATTTCAATGGCGTTTACCAATTTATAAAATTCAGTTATGACAACGCAAGTGGTAACACAGGCACCATTGACAAAATCCTTTATAGACAGTAAAATATAGGGTATGAACCTGATCCAATCTACTATTCTGACATCGTTGCCTGCGGGCCGAAAGAAAACTCCATCAGGGTGGATAGCATTCAACGCTCCTTGCTGTATTCACAACGGTGAAACACAGGACAAGAAAAAACGTGGAGGTATCATGACTAGTGCTGATGGCACCATATCATATCACTGTTTCAATTGTGGTTTCAAAGCCAGTTATGTTATTGGTAGAAAACTTTCACAAAAAATGCGTCTGTTTATGAGTTACATTGGAATTGCAGATGACACAATACGTAAACTAGCCATAGAAGCAATGAGGCATGAAGAAGGAGATAACAAATACGAAAAGAAAAAATTTGTTACGTTTAACAAAAAGCAATTGCCACAAAACACAAAAAGATTAGAGCACTGGCTTGAAAATTACACAACACTTTCACAAGAAGAACAAAAAAACATAGATACACTTTTAAGTTATCTTGGCAGTAGGGGCATCGGAGCAGACTGGTATGACTTTATGTATTCTACAAACAAATATTTTGATGTTAACAAAAGATTGCTTATTCCTTTTTATTGGCGAGGCGACATTGTTGGCTTCACAGGAAGATTATTTGAACCGTTGAAAAAAGTAAAATATTACACAGATGTTCAACCTGGTTATGTTTTTAACATGGATGCCCAAGACTGGTCCAGAAAATTTGTTATAGTTACTGAAGGTCCATTTGATGCGATTACCGTTTCTGGTGTTAGCATACTTGGTTCAGAGATAAATGATATACAAAGAGATCTTATAAATGGTCTTAACAGACAAGTAATAGTTGTGCCTGATAGAGACGCTCCAGGACAAAAACTTGTAGACCAAGCAATAGAATTTGGTTGGAGTGTTGCTTTTCCAAAATGGGATAACGAGGTTGCTGATGTGGCTGATGCTGTGCTAAAATATGGTAGATTGTTTACGATACAATCAATATTAAAAACAACTGAGACTACAAAATTAAAAATTGATTTAAAAAGAAAACTTTATGGCTGAATACACATTTGATGTACAAAAACTTTATTTAGAAATGATGCTGGCAGATGCTGAGTCATATGCTAGAGCACAAAACATTTTTGATTCAAAATCATTTGACAGAAAACTACAACCAATTGCGTCATTTATAAAAGACTATTCAGAAGAATACAAAGTGTTGCCTGAAGTGGAACAGGTCAATGCTAAATTTGATATTAAACTTAAATCAGCAAAAGATCTAGATCCAAGTCACTTTAATTGGTTACTGGATGAGTTTGAAACATTTTCCCGACACAAAGCACTGGAACGTGCAATACTTGAATCAGCAGACTTACTAGAAAAAGGCGATTATGCTCCTGTTGAAGACAAGGTCAAAGACGCAGTCAACATTGGATTGACTCGAGACATGGGTACAGACTACTTTGAAGATCCAAAAGGTAGATTGGAGAACTTAAAAAACTCCAATGGTCAGATCAGTACAGGTTGGGCCAATTTGGACAAGAAACTGTTCGGTGGATTTAACCGAGGTGAACTAAACATTTTTGCAGGCGGATCAGGTGCAGGTAAAAGTTTGTTCTTACAGAATCTTGCAGTAAATTGGGCCACCGCTGGTTTGAATACTTGCTATATTAGTTTTGAATTAAGTGAACAACTAGTTGCCATGAGAATGGATGCAATGATTACAGGCATACCAACTAGAAAAGTGTTTCCTGAGATCGAAAACGTAGAAATGAAAGTCAAGATGTTGGCTAAAAAATCAGGAAACTTACAGATCAAATATTTGCCAAGTGGTAACACAGTTTTAGATATTAAGTCTTATATTAAAGAACTAGAACTAAAAACTAAAAAGAAAGTTGATTGTATATTGGTTGACTATTTGGATCTTATGATGCCAAAGTCAAAAAGAATAAGTCCAGCAGACTTGTTTATTAAAGACAAGTATGTGTCAGAAGAATTGAGAAATTTAGCGGCAGAAAACAACTTGTTGATGTGTACAGCATCACAGTTGAACAGAGCTAGTGTTGAAGAAATTGAATTTGATCATTCTCACATAAGTGGTGGTCTTAGTAAAATACAAACAGCAGACAACGTGTTTGGTATATTCACATCAAGGGCAATGAAAGAACGTGGCAGATATCAAATACAGTTCATGAAGACAAGATCGTCTAGTGGTGTAGGACAAAAAATTGATTTGGAGTTTGACATTGACACACTAAGAATAAGAGACTTGGCAGAGGATCAAGAGTATCAACAATTTAAAAAACAAAGTTCAACGATATATGATTCATTAAAGCAGAAAAGCAAAGTATCGTCGGACAAACCTAAAGATCCGGATCCCACAAAGGGTGACAATGTTGGCAAAGTCAAAGCCACAGTAGAAGGTGGAAAACTAAGACAACTGTTAAATGAATTGCACTCGGATGAAGAACAGTAATGACATACAATATCTGTACGAAAAATTAAGTACAACATATCCACAATACACAAACAAAAAACCTAAAGCAAAAATTTACAGTAAAGCATACACTAGTTTAATTGGTGTTATGCTGTCTGCACAAAGTCAAGATAAAAGAACGGCTGTGGCTTGTAGACAACTTTTTGCTCTTGCCGACACTCCAGAAGATATGATTAAATTGACTAGAGAAGAAATTATTGAGGCAATTAGACCTGCAGGTTTACACAATGCTAAAAGTAAAAATATTCTTGCTACAAGTAAAATGTTATTAGAAAATTTCAATGGGCGTGTTCCACAGACTCAAAAAGAATTAATGACACTGCCTGGAGTTGGTAGAAAAAGTTCTGACATTGTTATGAGATTTGTTTGGGGACAACCACACATAGCAGTTGATACACACGTTTTTAGATTATTATGGAGATTGGGTTGGGCAGACAATCTTAATGAAGCAAAAGCAAGTATAACTGTAAACAACACCACACCCGACAAATACAAATACGGTGCTCATATGTGGTTGATAACACATGCCAAGTTGGTATGCAGATCTAGTTCGCCTGGCTGTGACAACTGTGTAATTAAAGCAGTGTGCGATCATCGTGATGTTAATGTGCCAAAAAGTAAATTAAGAGAATACCAAAAAACCCCACTATAATTCCTAAGTTAGATAATTAGTATTGCTCAAGGCAAAAACAGGCAAACTAAAAAAACATAGGCAAATGAAAGACAAAGAACTAAACGACATAACAAGGCTATACGATAGATTTATTAGGCAATGTCCAGGCACAGAAGAATACACGCAAAGGCTTGCTGATGAAACTCGCATCATCCTTCAACTACGTTTCGTAGACTACTTCATCCAAATATGTGACATACTAGCAATTACGAGAGATATCACCCATATGACTCGTGGTTCGGCTGGTTCGTCTTTGGTCTGTTACCTACTTGGCATAACAGATGTGGATCCTGTGAAGTGGGGTATACCTATTGCACGATTCTTAAATCCTACTAGAGATGACTTACCTGATGTTGATATTGATTTCCCCCATTATCGTCAGGAAGAAGTCATGAATAGAATATTCAAACAATGGCCCGGACGCTCGGCTCGTATATCAAACTACGTGCTTTATAAGGATAAGTCGGCTAAGCGTGAAGCGGCTAAACGTTTGGGTGCAAAAGGTAGACTCCCTCGCAGATTCACATACGAATCAGTTGGTGTTGATCCCGTAGAAGCAAAACGGATTGAACGCAAATTGATGGGCAAAAAAAGATGTATATCAAAACACTGCGGAGGCATACTAATGTTTGGAAGACAATTACCAAAAAGTTTATTCACAGCGGAAAATCAAATCCTGCTGGACAAAAATGAAGTTGAAGACCTAGAACACCTAAAAGTTGACATACTAGCCAACAGAGGACTGAGTCAACTGCTGGAAGTGGATCCTGTGACAAGACTCACAGACTACCCTACAGAAGACAAAGCAACATCTGATTTATTGTGCAGAGGTGACGTGTTGGGTGTTACACAGGCAGAATCTCCTGCCATGCGAAGATTGTTTAGAGCTATACAACCCAAGTCAATGCAAGACTGTGTGTTTGCAACTGCACTGATAAGACCAGTGGCAGTGTCTGGCAGAAAAAAAGCAACCATGTTTCATGACTGGAGTCAAGAAAAAATGGAAGACACAATTGTGTATGAAGATGATGCTATCGATAGGATATCAGAAGTTTTAAAAATAGACAAGTACGAAGCAGACATGTATCGTAGAGCGTTTGCCAAAAAGAACGAAGAAAAAATATTTGAATTTACAACTCGGTTGGGTAACCATCCCAAGAAAAATGCCATAATAGAAATGTTGCAGAGTCTATCAGGATTTGGATTATGCAGAGCTCATGCTGTAAACTTAGGCAGATTGATTTGGGCATTAGCCTATCAAAAAGCACACAATCCAGAAAAATTTTGGAAGGCCTGTTTGAAACACTGTCATGGATCATACAGACGTTGGGTATATAGAACAGAAGCAAAACGTGTGGGCATAAATGTAGTGACCCCATCTAATTCTGATCAATGGGACACTCCACAGTTTCAATATAGAAAGTATGGTTGGTGGTCAAACAAAGATTTTATGCCTGGTATGTATGTGAAAGAATTATACATGGACAAGATTGAATTTGCAGGCATGATTGCTAACGGTCGAGTATTCAGAGGAGACAAAGGCAAATATGTGACATTTTTGACACTAGGAGTTGGCAACGGACAGTACATAGATGTCACAATACCTAGGCCGTTTTCGTATCACGATCATGATGTTGTTTGGGGTCAAGGCACAGTGAGATATTCTAACAACTCAGAATACTTACAGTGTTATGATTCAAAAGGATACACACTTGAAAAGTTTCGCAAAATGTAATAAAATACATTATGTCTTCAGAAACAACACAAGCAGAATGTTTGGCAATATATAACACGTCTAAACCATATATAAAAAATTTTCAAACAGCAATCGATGTTGGGTGCAGAGACGGCGACTTTACACTTCCTTTATCAAAACATTTTAAAAATGTAAAAGCATTTGATTATAGAAAAAGAAGTAACTTGTTAAAAAGACTACCTGCCAACACAGAATTTTTTGAATTTGCACTAGGTGATAAAGTTGACACAGTAAAAAGTTATGGCGGCGTAATATTAGATCAACGGGGCAATAGGAAAAAGTCAGAAATTTTAGTTCAACAAAAAACACTTGATAGTTTTAATTTTGCTAACGTAGACTATATCAAAATAGATGTAGAAGGACATGAATTAAAAGTTTTAAAAGGGGCCTACAAAACTATTCAAAAATACAGTCCATTGATTGTAGTAGAAGAAAATGGATCTGCAGAGAAGTGGAATAAAGGCAAACAAAACGAAGCATTGGATTATTTGCAATCCTTAAATTACAAAATAGTTGCAAGGCAAATCAACGATTATATTTTACAGCGAAGCGAAGCGTAAATTTTGGTAAAGCGTAAGCGTAAATTCTTAGAAAGCGACAGCGTAAATTGCGTAAGGTTAACCTTTGACAAACAGATAATCGTGTGGTGTTCCTTGCTTGTGATACACATCAACTAGGCGGTATCCCCAACTTTCCAGAATCTTTTGAGCAGTGAAATCTCCTCTGTTGATCTCACACAGCACCAGTGGCCATGAGGCCTTGATTGTTTTTTCTGCACCCTGTAGGATTCGTGGTTCATAGCCTTCCACGTCCATTTTGACAAAGTCTATGGTCTGAGGCAATTCAAAACTGTCCAGAGTGCGTATGGGCACACTGAGAGTGCTTCGACCTTCTGGTTTGACATTCCCTTTGACTCGACCCACTCCGGGTTTGGTGTAACGCACAGCAGTCTGTTCGCCCAAGCCTGTGTGATGAAATGTGACCTGTTCAGGATTGCTGACATAGCGTGACATCTGTGCAGACTTGTCTCTGAAATCCCAACAGTGAACATGATCAAAATCCTGTGTCAATAGACCAGCAAACATGAATTCATCACAGCCAATGTCCAGTGCTGTTCTACACTGTTGCAGGTGAGGTCTGGTGAATTCATAGGTGCGAACACACTCCTGCAGTTTAAATTCTGAACTCATGTGCGTACTTATTA